GAGGCGTACCGTTCGGCGGCGTCGAGGAGCGCGGCGGCGACGGCGAGGGCCTGGCCGTGGGTTGACAGGCCCCCGATCCCGCCGCCGTCAAAGTAGATGAACCTGCGCGGGTCGGCCGGGCGGCCGTCAACGATGAGGGCCGGCGGGTCATACGGGGTTCGTTGGATCTCCCAGCGGCCGAGGTCGAGGCGTCGGGCGGCGGCCGGGTGGCCGGCGAGTGACCAGTCGAGGATCTGCCAGCAGGATCTGTCATGCCAGATCAGATCGTCTAGGGTTTCGGTTAGGAGTGACTGTCTTGTCACGAGGTGTGACGGGTCAGGGTCCGTGAGCCACCTGGTGGCTGGGTCGGCTGTGTGGTCGATCGTCGCCCCGGACCGGTCGTGGATCAGCCAGTCCCAGCCGGCGATCGTGCCGCAGATGATGCTGCGGGCACGGCGGACGGCGGGGATACGTAGGGCCGCAGACCGGTGTAGCCCGGCGGGCGGGATCATGCTTGTCCAGGGGGGGAGCTGGGCGGCCGGCGGTCCCGCTTGGACTGGCTGCGTAGGCGGATTTGACAGCCAGGACAACAATGTCATGCGGCGGGCCATCTACCAGCCCCCCCCCCTTCCAACGGCCCGGCGGGAGAGGAGCACCACCGGGTTGACTACTAGAGTAGATGGTCTGTGACGGCTTGTCAAGCCGCGACACGCCATTTTCGGTAACGTTTTCATAACGATCTGGGTTGCGGGGAGGTTGGGGGATGTGCTACGCTGGTCATGTGCCCGGCACGAGGCCAGGGCACAGAGAGGATAGGAGATAGAGAGATGGCAGCATACGACTACGAGGCATGCCGGGACTGGGCGCCGCAGACCCTCCGCCACCGCCGACCGGAGGATGTCGGCGCCGACCTGGATTTGGCTCTGCTGAGCCGGGCCGAGGACGAGCTCGGGTGGGCCATTCACCAGTTGGAGGCTGCGATGTCAATCGCGCTCCTGTCGGCCAGGTCGCTTGACCGGCCGATGATTGACTGGCGTGACTCGGTCAAGCACGCGTCCAGAGGACTGGTCGCGCTGCGGATCGCGGCGGCGCGGGCGCAGACGCCGACGACATCGACGCCGCGGCGGGACCGGGATAGGTACCATATCCTGTGGGCCGCCAACGGCCAGGCCGGCCGAGCGCTGGCGGAGCTGGAGCGGTATGACAGGCTGATCCCGCCGGGGCAGGAGTTTGACTCTGCTCCGTGGGTGCGGGATGAGCAGCGCCGCCTGGCGGCTATCCTGGATCGGGTGATCCCGGATGCCCGGCGGGCGCGAGGCATGTCCTCGTAGACCGGCGGCCAGGTCAAATGGGGGGAGCCTCAGCTCCCCCCATTTTGTTTTGTCATATGACGAGGATAGGACGGCGGGGCGGCGGGGGCTGGTGGTGGTGATTTCGGAGGGCGAGGGCGGCGGCGATGAGGGGGCTGATGGGGTGGGACGAGGCGGCCCGTGACCAGATGGTGTGGCCGTCTCGGATGGTGCGGGCGGAGGCACCGGCGGCGGCGTCGTCGAGGTGCGGCTGGTGGGAGTGCGCGAGGGTCCTGTCGGCGAGGCCATTGTGGAGGAGGTTGACTGCGTCGGCGAGGTGTGTCACGCCTGCCTGTTGGATTTTGACTCGGGGGTAGGTTTCGGTGATCCTGTCGGCTAGGGTTTGGGCGGCGGCGGAGATGCTGTCGCAGGTGGCTGTGGCGGTGCCGTCTGGGCCTGTGGCGAAGGTGGTGGCGGCGGAGGCGACTTGACTGGCCGCGTCAGGCGGGGTCGGGCCGGCGTCGATGAGCTCGATCCAGGTGAGCCCGTCGTCGTCTGGGCCCCAGGCGGCGGCGAGGGCCCAGTTCCGGCCGTCGGTGGAGATGTCATATGCGATGCCGGCCCTGACTGGCGGGTCAACAGGCCGGGGCCGGGTCCCGGCGGCGTCCCATAGGGCGGGGGGGATCGCTGAGGCCCGAGCGGCGGTGTCTACGGTGCCGTAAGCACGGGCGAAACCGGCCGGATCGTTGACAAAGTCATTTTTCGCGTCTGACAGGGCGTCCCAGCCGAATGTGTGACCGTAGGCGGGGTGGTGGATGGCGATGTTTTCGAGGTCGAACGGGTCTGAGTCCTCGGGGATGCCGTAGTCGATGTACGCGACTCGGCTGTCAGGAGTTTTCAGGCTGTCAAGGCCGAGGGCGCAGTAGTCATGGAGGTAGTCGGAGTCGGCGTGGCCGCCTGCGGAGACGATCCAGAGCTGCGAGCCGGGCCGGGTGAGGAGTGTGGGCCGGATCGCCTGCCGTAGCATACTGCCCTGGTCGGAGTCAAACGCCCACGCCTCATCGACAAACACGGTATCGGCGTATTTCCCGTGCATCGCGTTTTCGGTCGGCGCGAATACCGAGAATAACGCCCCGCTATGCGCCCATTTGACAGTTTCAGCGCCTGCTCTTTTTGACGCTTTGTATTTCGATTTCGGGTTTATCCCGTCGCCGAATGGGCCGGCGGCGAGCGCGAGCATGTATTCGTCACGCATCCATTCTGAGGCGTATCGGCCTGTCTGTGCGGTGTACCAGAGCCGTGCTGATGGGGTTGTCAAGGCCCTCCAGGTCGCGAACGCGGCGAGGGCGGCTGTTTTCCCGGCGCGGCGTTGGACTCGGACTATGACTGTGCGGTACCAGAGTAGCCCGTCTGAGTCAATTTCCCCTGCCACGTCGTATAGTTTCTGCTGCCAGGGCATTGGTTTCTGCCCTAGAGCGGCTTGGATTTTCGCGATCGCGGGGCCGGCGGTTGGCCTTTTTGACCGGGGTGTGTGGTGTCTAGGCCTGAGCGTCGGCTGGATCTGACAGGGAGGCGAGTAGGTCATCGAATGGGTCATTTTCGTTGGTCCCGGATCCTGTCAGAGCGGCTAGTGTGGCGACTAGTTGGGTGTGCAGGGCGGCGATGGCGTGGCCGCCCTCGACGCGGAACCCGCCGTGCCCTGACGCCCTGTCAATTGACCTCGCCAGGGACCGGGCGGCGGCCGATATGGCAGCGTCGCGCTGCTGGTCAAGATGGCCGGACTCAGTCAAGGCGCGTATGGTTTTGTTGACGCCCTGGTAGACCGGTCCGGGGCCGAGTTTCCGGCCTTCCCGGTCGATCAGGGCCGGCTGCGGGTCAATTTTCTCAGGTTTTCTCATGTTTCCTCAGGTTCCGGGGGCAATCGGCAGGCTACATCACCAGGTGAATAACGGGGTTGTCACGCGGCCTCAGAATTTGGGACCCGGCCCCCCCCCCTGGGGGAGAATGAGGGGATGGGGGCGCGTTCCCCGGGCCCCTGGGCCCCCAAAAAATGAGGGCCGCAGCCGGCTGCGGCGTTGGCGTTGGCGTTCGTTTGACAGCATGGCCCCTGCGCTGCGGTTGCAGGTGGCGTGCTCTGGTGTGACTGGGCCGTCAGGCGGCCCACCAGCTGCGAGGTCGGCGATGTGTCCTGCGTCCCATGGCTGGCCTGGGATGATGGGCTGTCCGCAGCGGCGGCATACTGCCTGGCCTGACTCGACTATGGGTGCGAGTCGCTCTCGCTCTCGCTGGTCAGGTCGGCCGCCTCGTCTGCCATGTGGCTTCATGTCATCTCCTAGCTGGTGTCATCCCCTCCCCTGACAGCCAGTGGATGGGCTGTGACCGGGATGTCACCTGTGGCTGGCCTTGGGATTACCGGGGATGGTCTGCCGTGGCTGGGTACGGTGGCTGGGGCTGCACTCGCCTCTGGACCGGGTGAACGCCTGGCCAAGTCACCGGCTCATCGGGCCTGGGCCGGGTCGTGACTGGGTTTGACCCGGATCCCTGTACCTTTTGGCCGGTGCTGGCCTGGGGCCAGAGGGGGGGCTCCTCGCGGAGGATGCTGCGGTTGAGCTGAGGGCACAGCGGGGGCCCTTGACGGACCCCCGCGTCGAGTTTGACAGCATCTTCGCGTCGGAAGAGCGGCGTCGCCTCGGGTGGCCTGACACATGTCAGGCCTGCGTGGGTGGCTCAGGGAATTACTCTGTGCCCGGGACCGGCATATGGTACCAGGTCTGTCAACCATACTGTTGACTAAGCGGCTGGTTAGAGTGCCGCGAGCCGTCCGGGTCCGCCTTCAAACGGCAGCCTGGTACCTCGTAAGGCCCGGTCGTGGCGGCAGGATGTCCGCTCGTGCCGGGCGCCAGGCTGACTAATGAGGATCGCCGACCACCCTCCCGCTTTTCAGTCGGAGTCGCGGGCTCCCGTGCTAGTCATCTGAGGCCTGACTAGTGACCACCTGGCAGTCAGCTTTCTCAAGGCTGGCTAGGTTTTCTATCCCTTCCACCCAGGTGCGGGTACATGTCCTGTTCCATGTACAGCGATCATGTTAGGCGGGCGGGGAGGGCTTGTCAAGTCCACGGCACGCCGATACGGTTACGATTGTGTAACGATCACGGCGGGTGGGCATGGGAAAGCCCCCGCCACACGGGCGGGGGCTTCCAGTGCGGGTTTACCTGGCGAGGTCTGACACGATCCCGGCGATCGTGTCAGCGGCGGTGACTGCAGCCTCCAGCGAGGCTGGGGTGTCCTCCCAGAGTCCGTCTTCGACGGCCTCTACAGCGTCGAAATACGCCCGCATCAGCGGCGAGCCATCATCATAGTAGCCTGGGAGGGTCCTGAGCAGATGCTCTAGGGACCGCCGGCAGATGCTCCACTGCCCGGCGCAGGCGTGAAGCCGGGCCAGCTTCACCAGCGATCGCGCCTGGCCGGGGCTATCGGCCGCCGTGACGATCTGACCTGAGATCATTTTTTCCTCTCTGTGCCGGGCTCCCTGCCGGGCACATGCCCAGCATAGCACATGCCGGGCCGGGTACGCAAGTGCCCCCCTCCCGTGGCTGGGAGGGGGGCACGTTCAGGGAGGCTGCGGCTAGACGACTGGCCGGGCAGCCTCGCGGAGGCGGCGGGCGGCGGAGGACCAGGCGGTGCAGCCGGCGCGATTGTGGTTGGCGGCGGCGGAGGACCAGCAGTCGGCGGCGATGAGTGCTGGCAGGGCGGCGCGGGCGCGGCGTGCCAGGGCCTCGGGCGGGACAGGCTGGTCCCGGAAGATCGCCTGCGGCAGGTCGCCGACGCCCGGGCACGGGGGGCCGGGCGGCCGGCGGAGGATGGTGGCCGCGAGGCCGCATACGATGCGGGACAGGTGGTCCTCGTCATCATACCATGACCACTCGATATCATCGATGGCGTCGATGATGCTGCGGTACTGGTGCCAGCCGGGGCCTGCGAACAGGCCATCGAGATACACCCGCGGGGCCTGCTCGGCGGCGGCGGAGGCCTCGACCTCGTCTAGGACCCAGCGGCTGGTCTCGGTCGGACGGCGGCGGTAGAAACGGATCATGATTTTTCCTCTCTGTGCCCTGGCCTCGTGCCGGGCACAGCCCTAGCATAGCACAGCCAGCTTGCAGGGGAGCTGGTTTCAGCTGGCCGCTGCGGCCAGCTCGGCCGCAGCATCCTCCCACCGATCTGCCCAGGCCCGGGCGAGGGCGGCGGCGGCATGATCGCCCTGATCGCGACGGTAGGCCTCATCGTCTAGGGCGGCGGACCAGGCGGCGAGGGCCAGGAGGCCGGCCGCCGCATGCTCGGCCCTGCGGCACTCGTCGCCCGGCTGCCGCAGGGCCCAGCCGATCAGCCGCCCGGCCAGGATGTGGCGGCGCGGCGGGCGGCAGCGCCAGACCAGATCCTGGACAGCGGGGAGGTCCCCTACCCGGGCGGCGGCGACGAGGGCCGCTGCGCTGGCTCCGGGCTCCTGGTCGACGGTGGGGAGGTATGGGGCCGGCCCGGCGGATGTCGATCCGCCTCCGCCGAGGGCTGCGCGGGCGGCGTGTGCGAGCTGGGCCGCTGTTATCATTTTTTCCTCTCTGTGCCGGGCTCCCTGCCGGGCATGGCCCTAGCGTAGCACATGCCAGGGTGCACATGCAAAACTGGCCCCCTCCCGGTGGTGGGAGGGGGCCAGTTTTGGCGGCGGCGGCTACTCGGCGGCCCAGGTGGCCTCCGCCAGCCTGCGGAGGATGTCGTCCCAGGTGGCCTCGGTGGCGGCGGCCTGGGCTGCTGCCTCGGCGAGGGCCTCGTCCTCGGCCTCGGCGGCGGCCTCGGCGGAGAGCCAGGCTGCCTCGTCGGCGGCGGCGGACCAGGCGTGGCTGGCGATGAGGGCTGGGCCGGCTGCGATGGCGCGGCGGGCGGCCTCGGCCGGGTCGGAGGCCACCCAGATCCAGCCTGCCAGCTCCTGGACTGGGGCGCTGCGGCGGGCGGGGCGGGCGGCCTGGGCCAGCCGCCGGATGTCGTCCAGGGCGGCGGCGGCCTCGGCGGCGTCGAGGAGCGATACCACCGTGCCGGCGGTGGTATCGAGGGCCTCGTCGAAGGGGCCGGCGGCGGCGGCGAGGGCCGCGGCGATGGTGGCCACTGCCTCGATGGCGCAGGTGGCGGCGCTGCTGCTGGTGGTGGTGCTCATTTTTTCCTCTCTGTGCCGGGCTCCCTGCCGGGCACATGCCCAGCGTAGCACATGCCGGGGCCGGATGCAAAACTGGCCCCCTCCCGGTGGTGGGAGGGGGGCCAGTTTTCCTGTGGCGGCTAGGATCCGGCGGCGGCCACGGAGCGGGCGGCGCGGCGGAGGCGCCGGGCGCGGCGGGCGGCGCGGGAGGAGAGCCGGGCGAGTGACCGCTCCGGGCGGGGCTGGATGGATCGGCCGGAGAGCTGGATGCAGAGGTGGGCTGCGGCCTGCTCGACGGACGGGCCCCAGGGCTCCGTGGCGATGATGGGCACCGCGGCGGCGATGGAGGGATCGACCTCCCGGATGGCGTCGTAGTCATCCGGTGTCAGCTGCACGGCCTGACCGTGCAGGTCGGCGGCGGCTTGGCGGATGATGAGGAGCTCCCGGGCCCATTCGCCGGCGAGGGCCGGGTTGACAGGGACGTTCGCGGTGGCGTGACTGGTCAGCTGCCCGGCGATCCGGGACGCGGCGGCGGCGGAGACGTGGATTTCGTCTAGCCGCCATGACACGCTTTTGAGGATGCTTGACGGTCTCATGGTTTTCACTTCCATTCCCAGTTGACAGTGTTCAGGCCGGGGTCCTTGACGAGCCAGTCAAGGTCTTCGATCAGGGACGAGATGTCGAGGTCGTCCCATCCGTCTGTGAGGAGCCCGTCGATGGCGGCGGCGTCAGCGCGGAGCATGCCGGGCAGGTCGTCGTACTCGTCGGTGTTGGCAGGGCACGATGGAGAGTCTGCGATCTGCAGGAGCGTGGCTTGACAGGACTCGAGGTAGTGCCTTACACTATCGCACGCGTGTGACCATTCGGCGCTTGCGTACGAGAGCTTGGAGAGCCGTCCTGCCAGGACGCGGGCGGCGGTTTTCTTTGACGGCATTGGTTTTCCTCTCTCTGTTTTGACTGGTGCCGGCGTCATTGTTGACGGCGGCGTATAGGGTTTCGAGTGCCTGGTGTGCTGCCATGACAGCTGTCATGGCGGCGGCCCAGGCGGCGTGGGTTGTGGTTGATCTGTCATCCGGGTCACGGATGAGTAGGTCGCATGTTTCGGCGAGGTGCCGGCACGCCCACGCGGCGGAGCTCAGCGGGCGTCGGGTTGTCATTTGATCGTGGACACCCAGACGACCCGGTCCGTGGGCGGGTTCTTGACTGGTTTGAGCGCGGTGACGAGCCAGTCGCGGCGGCGACGGACGGCGGTGATTTTCCACGCGTAAATGTCGCCTGTGGCGGCCCTGGTTTCGGGGTCGGGGTCGTAGCCGATGGCGACGGTGCCGGCCCTGAACTGCGGCCTGACCTTGTTTTCTGACAGGGCCCGTTCGGCCTGCTGGCAGATCCAGTCGAGGACGTCCCTGGTCGGCGGGGGGGGCATGTGGGCGGCTGACACGGCCTGGTGGGAGTACAGGCCGGCTGCCACAGTCACGAGGATTGACGGGCCAGTCATTCTGCTGCCTCCTGGTGCGCGTCGTGGCGGGCCACGGCCTGGTCCATGCCCTCTCCGAGGTATTGGGTCAGCAGTGCTACCGCGTCGGTCGCGGCGGCGATGGATGGTGTGACAGCCGCAGCGTTTGTCATGACTACGTTTTCGAACCGGCGGATCAGCCGGTAGATCCTGGCGGTGGCGTTGAGAGTGTCAACCGCCGACGGGTTATCGTTGATTGATGTCATGTGTCTGAGTATGACAGATGGCCCCAGGCCTGTCAAGCCTGGGGCCATCTGTTGCCGTCACACGGCGGGCGTGGGCGGCGGGGGTGGTGGTGTGTCGATGTCGCCGCGGGCCTGCCTGGTGCGGGCGGCGTCGCGGGCGGCGAGGGCCTGTGACACGGCCGTTTGTACTCGTGATTCGAGTTGGCCGTTGGTCTGGTCCGCTGCTTGACGGGCAGCTGACGCGGCATGGCTGATGCCGTCGCCGAGGAGTAGGCCGAGCACGACCGGGGTCGCGACGGCCCACAGGATTGTCGTGTCAAGGTGATGGACCTCGCCGTACAGCCAGGCCGCGGTTGACACGGCGAAAACGCCGACTCCGAATGCCATGGTCTGCCATGTGGGTCTCATATAGTGGTCATCTCCTGGGTTAGTGGTGCTGGCAGGAGGGGTGGGATTTGACACATCCGCAGGCGTCGTATCTGGTGGTGTCACGCGCTTCGGCGACGGCGAGGAGCGCGACAGCGAGCCGGGGGGTGCAGGAGTCCTGGTCGACGAGGCCTGCAAGGTCAGGGCTCCCGGCGGCGAGATACCGTTTGACCGCAGCGGTGTCAGCGGATGATAGATGCTCATCGAGTCCGTAGCCGAGTAGCAGGGGCCGGCGGCTGTCAGCCACGAGCAGCGAGCTCGTCAAGCCGGCGGGCGAGATCAGCCAGCCGCTCGTCAATTTTCTGTTCGATCGACGCGAGCCGGGAACGGTTTTCGACGGCGGCGGGTTCGATGCTGTCGTCGCAGACCTGGAGGACACGGGCGAGCTGGGCGGCCTGTTCGGGAGTCATTCGCGGGTTTTCCTTTCTGTGGTTGATCATTCCGGACTTGACCCATGGAGTCAAGACCGGGCCGGGGCAGTCAGTGTTGTAGTAATCGGAGTGGCATCCGACGGTCAGGGGCCGGCCGATCGTGCGGCACAGCCACTCGTATGTCTCAGTCAGCGCCTCGTATGCCCGGGTTGACGGGTGCTGTTTGGCGCCGACAGCGACGTACACGCCGTACCCGTCGGCGTTTCTTGACGGGCAGTGGGATCCGAGGTAGTCAAGGCCGCGGCCTTCGTACACGTTTCCTGACATGTCGATCAGGAAATTGTATCCGACGCCTTTCCAGCCGTTATTTTTGTGGATGTCGTCCACGCCTTGCGGGACAGCCGGGCCGGTTTGACGGCCGACGGGCCCGCCGTGGTAGTGGACAACGAAATGGGTTCGGCTCGACCGGGGCACCGTGGGCGGCGGGCCGCCGTTCCACCCGGAGAATCCCCATCGTGCACGGGAAATTACTTCCATTTTTCCTTCCATGGTTAGAGGACTGTGATCCACAGGTCGAATGTGTCTCGGCCGGGGATGTCAACCGGAGTGTACACCTGCGTGTCAAACGCGGGTTCGACGCCGGCGGTACCGGCCCACGATATCGTACACCCGTACGTGGCGGGCGGGATGTCCTGGTCGCATGTGACTCGCGTGTCAGGTGGTGACCCGAATGAGTGGCCGGCTGGGGGGATGAGTCGGAGTGTTGACCGGGTCCCGGCCGGCATCGTCGACCCGCGGTTCCACGCGAGCGTGATGTGGTATTTCTTGTATACTTCGAGTTTCGGCGGGCCGGCCCAGTCGCTGTTCGCTACGGGCGTGTCAGGCCAGGGGATGTCACGCATGGCCCCTGGTGTCACTTTTGTCATTGTTGACCGCCAGTGGCCCCATGGCTTTTTCTCGATTTTCTCGATGCGTTTGAGCGCGGCTTCGGCCCTGTCAGCGGCGGCGATCGCTGCCGCCGCGCCTTCGGCGGAGGTCGCGAGTTTCTCGGCCAGGCGGCGAGTGTATTCGGGTGTTTCTCGGAGGTCGGATGTGATGAGGATGAGGGGCCAGCCGTTACGGTCTGCGCCGAGTGTTGTCAAGATCAGTCTCCTAGTCTGTGCCGGTGATCGAGATTGACGCCCAGTCAAACGCGCCTGCTGGGAGGCGTTCCCATTTGCGCTGGTGGTTGATGTCGGACGGGCCGATGTCATCCCATTTCAGCCGGGACCCGGTCGTGGTGGTCGCCGGCCCGGCCTGGACCACGATCCCGAGATGACCGGATTGGTATGTGATTTCTTGACCGATGACTGCCAGGCCTCGGCCTTCGACGTTGAGGATTTGGTTGCCCCATGACTGTGGTGCTAGGAGGTCCCCGGCTACGGTCACGGGGTCGATCCTGGATAGGATGAGCCGCTGCGGGGACGGGCGGGGCCTGGCTTGGCTGGCCGTGTTGACTAGGGTTTGAGCCCAGACTTTGACTGGTTCCCAGACCAGTGTGTCTTCGAGTCCGTCTGTCATCAGCCAGTCCGTCTCATACCGGCGGGTCCCGGTTGTCAAGTCGGATTGCGGTACCCAGCCGTATCGGATTTCCCGGGTTTCGTTGACTGAGCCTGCGGGGGTCGGGCCTACGAACCGTACCTCCCCGAGCCTGTCACGTTTGTCAAGTGACTGGGCCTTTGGGTGTTCGATCTGGGCGGCGTCGAGGCGGATTTCGCGCCAGTTTCCGCCGTCAACCCCGGCGAATGTGGTCCGAGGGGTGGACGCTGGCGGCCATCTGATGAACCTCGGCGAGGATTTTTCGGCGAGGACTTGGTTGGCGGCCGCTACCAGAGTGTAGTCAGGCGGCAGGGTTTTCGCGATCAAGTCAAGCGGGGGTTGACGGTCGGCGTCGCGGGCTGCGCAGACGAGGTGGACGTCGCCGACGTACCCGCCGATCGCGGGGAGGGGCGTGTCGCGGATGGCGCGGCTGATCCGGCCGAGGCGGGCGGGTACGGGCTCCTCGGGCCAGGGTTGGTCCCCGATCCGGATTGACTGGAGGTATCCCAGGTAGTCGGTGCATGTCAAACGCAGCGTGGGCATGCCGGCAGGCGGCGTGTCTATTGTCAGGCTCGTCACTCTGGCGTCGAGTCTGATGGGCCTGGGCCCTCCATACCAGAAGTTTATTTCGACCAGGTCGCCGAGGTCGGGGATCGTGTCAGGGTCAGCCCATCGGGCTGACAGGGTGATTTCGGATGGGCCGCGGCGGCCGTATGGGGTTTCGAGGGCCCAGGTGATTTTGACTTCCTGTACGGCCTGACGGCTGCGGGTCGACAGCGGGATTTCCTCGGGGGGCCATTTGTGCCAGACGAGGGTGCAGTCGGCGGGCATCCAGGCCTGCGAGTGTAGGTACCGTGACACGTGGTTACACCGTCTGCTGCGAGAAGTCAGCCCGGCCGGAACGCCAGGCCGAATTGTTCAGGATTGACCGGATTTGACGGGCCACGGCTTCGGGGTCAAGTGCGCCTTGGACAATGATCGTCGTCCCGGCCGGGCTGTCGGGGCCGGTTTCTGGCCAGCCGCCGGGCCGCGGGCGGCGGGGCTGGTTGAGGAGGTTGTCTACCGAGTTAGCCACCAGGCCCTGGGACCTGTCAAGTCCGGCCACGTAACCGGCGGCGGTCTGACGTCCTAGTTCGGCGAACACTTTGGACGGGGACGCGATCCCGAGGGCTGATTTGGCAGCGTTGACTGCTGCGGAGCACACATTTTTGACTGCTGAGACAAGCCAGTGCGCGCCGGCTTGGATACCAGCGACCATGCCGTGGATGAGTTCCATGCCGAGATGACCGGCTGACCGCATGATATCACCGATCGCAGAGACGGCGCGTTGGACGATCGGCATCCACAGCCGGGTTGACGCCTCCAACGCGGCGATGATTTCGTGCCACAATGCGGACCAGTCGCCGCGTAACAGGGCGCCGAAGGCCTTGACAAGATGTGCGATGCCTTCGACCATGTTCGCGATCTGCTTGACTATGAGCCCTGCGGCCTGGATCACGATCCCGAGCATCATCCACGTCGCATCCGAAAACATCTTCAGATACGGCACGGAGCTCTGGAGGCTTGACGAGACCTCGACGATGGCGTGGATGAGCTGACCGATCGCGGCGACGGCTGTGACTATGCTCTGCAGGAGCGGCGGCAGTCCATGGGTCGCCATTGACTGGACCGCGGGGAGCAGCATCTGGATCAGATTCGCTGCCAGCGTTAGGATATCAGCGACTGCCTGGGCCAGGATCGGGAGCAGCTGGGCCAGGGCCGGCATCAACGCCGCACCGATCGCGGCGGCCACGGGCAGGATCGCCTGGACTAGACCGACGAGAGTTTGCCAGATTTGTTGAGCCGGCCCGACAAGGCCCGCAAACATTTCTGACAGGGCCCCGCCCTGTGCGGTGGCCTGCTGCCACCAGGCTACGAGTTCAGCCCAGATCGGGACGAGCTGCTGGCCGAGCCACTGGACGAGCTGGCCGGCGGCGGCGACGAGTTGACCGAACCACGCCGCGAGCTGGGTGATCGCGGGTACGAGTACGGGCACTAGGACTTCGGCGAGTTGACTGATCGTCCCCAGGACTTGTGACACGATCGGGAGGAACGCCGTTCCGAGTTTCGCCGTGAGGTTTTCCCACTGGGCTCCGAGGATCTGGAGCCACTGCGCGACAGTCCCGGATTCCCGGCCGAACGCCCCGTGCGCGTCAGCAGTCTGTTTCATGATCAGAGACAGCGTCGCCGCTTGACTAGCCTCGGTTGACAGGGTACCGCCGACTTTTTTGAATCCTAGGGCGGCAGCCTCGGCGTCAACAGCTGCCTGGTTCAGGCTGACACCATACCGTTCGATCGGGTCACGCTCACCACGCAACGCCGCCGCCAGCGTGTCAACCGCATCCTTCGTGGTGCCGCCGTACATGGCGGCGAGGTCAGCGCCTAGTGTGATGAGCTGGTGGGTTTTCGGCGCGAGATCTGACAGGGCCGTGCCGCCATTTTTCAGCTGAGACCCTAGTACAGCCGCCATTTCCGCGTACGCCCGGGCTGACAAGCCCGCAGTTTTCGCCGCGTTTTCGGCGTGGTCGCGCATCACGCTTTTCGAATCCTTGAATACGGCGTCAAGCGCGCCCATCGCCTGCTCGGTGTTTGAGGCCGATTTGACTACGTACGCCAGCCCGCCGAACGCGGCAGCGCCGGCGGCCACGCCGACTGCGGCGACTTTTTTCAGGCCGGCGCCCAGGGTCGCGACCGCTGACCCGGCCTCTTTCATGCCGTGGATCGCTTTTTTCGCGTCTGACACGATCTGGATCGCGAGCGTGACTTGGGATTTGTCAGCCACGTGTCACTCCTGGTCGTCGGTTTCTGTCAGCAGGCGGTAGGCGGTGGCCATGTCAGCCGGATGGGCACGCCAGTAGGCGGGTGGTATCCCGGTCCGGAGGGCCAGCTGGACCGTCACATGGTGGACGGTGCCGTCGTCGTAGGGTCCTCGTCGCCCTCCGCGTAGCCGGAGTGGATAGGGCCGCCGTCATCAGCTGTGACAGTGGCGTCAACCACGTGGTCGAGGAACGCCACCCAGGTCATGTCAGTCGGGATCCGGCCCGTACGGCGGGCAGCATGCCACGACAGAAACGCCGAAAACCTGACCGGGTTACCTTCGATCGGCCCCCAGCCTTGGGCGTGGGACGTTTTCTCGAACGCCATTTTGTCAGCGAGCGTGACACGAATGTCAGCCCAGACAGTCCCGTCATCCAATTCCCCGACGGCGTACATTTTCGTTGCTGCCATTAGTAATTCCCTTCGGCTTTTCTGACTGCTTTTACGGTGTGCTGCAGGTATTCTTTTTTGATTTCGTTCCTGGCGCGGTACAAGCCTTTCCTCAGGAAAGGCCTTTTCTTCATTTTTTTGGTGCCTCCGTGGACGAACCGGCCGTAATACAGCCGGGTTCCGACGAATGCGTGGCCGCCGAGGAATTGCAGGGATTTGACTAGGTCCTTGCTTTTCCCTAGCGGTGTCAGCGGCCGGGCTTTATCGAGTGTTTTGTTGACGGCCATTTTCTCAGCTGTTTTCATGTCGCCGAGCTGGGCGGCGGCGGCGGCGAGGGCCCGGCGCATGGCCGGGCCTCCGCGCATCGTGACCCGCATAGGCACGGGGCATCAGTCCCAGTCAGCAGGCTGCTCGCCAGGCCGGGACGCGGGCGGGTCGGCCTTTTCGAACGCGGTGATCTCGGACTTGTCAGAGGCCTTGACCAGCTTGTAAGAGCCCATGATCTGCCATTCGAGGTCGCTTGAGTTGCGTGACTTGACTGGGCCGCCGATCTGCAACGGCCTGACGAGAACCTCCCCGACCACAGTCAATTCCCTGCCAGAGTCAGGCTGGAACGTAAACTTGACACGCTTGCCGTTATTGGTCTGGGCCCAGATCAGGAAGCTGCCGAGGTCGTAGTCCTGCAGGATTTTCGCTGTCAGGGTGGCAGTTTCTTTGGTGTCACCCGGGATCTGTTCGCCTGACAGGGTGTAGATCGGGTCGCCCTCGTCATATTTGACGTTGACTGAGGCCTCCGTGGCCTGGGCCCCGGCCTCGTATTCGCTGCCGGGTTCCCCGAACGTCAACCGCCCGGGCCCGAGTTTGTGTGACCTGACTGCCATGTTAATTATCCTCGCATGTGGTGTTGATTTTGAATGACGCCGACCAGGCCGGTTCGACCGAGTTGAACCCGGTCACCGGGCCGATCTGGACTGGGACGTCAACCGAGTACGCGGTGATCAGCGGGCCGAGCATGGCCCCGATCTGGTCAAGCGCGTCAGCAGGCGACCCCGGCGACCCGACGACGTAGACTTCGAACACGACTTCCCAGCGGGTCCCGGTCACGGACACGTTTTCGATTGACAGCGGAGTCAGGAGGACGCCGGGGAATGCCAGGTCACGCTGGTCAAACGCGACACACACTCCGGCGGGGACCAGGGACTCGATCTGGTCGGCGAGGTCGATCGTCCACCCTAGTAGATCCACGGTTTCACCCGACTTTCGGTTTCGCGGCGGGCCCGAGTTCGAGTAGGAGACTGACATCTGGGTCATTCGTACGTATGTACGATGTCATGTCTCCGACCTGGGTGATGCCGGCCGGGGTCATGCGGCGGCGGATCAGCCGGGCGAGGAGCATGACCGCCCCGGCCGTGGCTTTCGGGATTGACACGGGGTCGTCTCCGTCGGCCACGATCGGGAGGCTAGTCACGTAGGCCCTGACTGCGGGGGCGAGGAGTTCCCCGGCCGCACGGTCGGCCGGGGACAGCTTCCCCCCGTCAAGCCAGGCTCCCGCTTTTGTCACGAGGTCGGCTTCTGACAGGAACGGCATCGGGATCAGCTCTTTTTGTAGACCCTGATCGCTTTCGTCATCGGGGCGATCAGGTCCGGCGAGTACAGCCCGTAGATCGCAACGTCCCGGCCAAGCTTCCGGACATCCTCGGCTGTGGCGATCATGTGACCAGTCGATGCGAATGACGCTGCGGCCGAGTTAGTCACGATGGCCTGGTCAGCGGCCAGGAACGGGCCGATCTTGACATCGAGGCCGGAAACGTTGACTCGTAGCGTCGAAGCGCGGGAGGTGCCGGTGCCTTCGTTCTGCGGGTACTCGATTGACGCGATCTTGACCCACGTGGCCCTGTCAACGATGACTGTGTCAGCCGGGGCGCCCATCGCGTCCTGCACGTCAGCCGACGCCGCTGCGAGCCAGGCGTGGACCTGCGCCGGAGTCGTCAACTGCGGCAGCTCGCCGGCCGCAGTGCCCTGCCTGACAGCGGCGGCCTCGGCGATTGCCTCTTCGTACCGGGCGTAAGCGCCGGACATGACCCGAAGATACGCTTCGAGGTATGACGGGTCCGACAGCCGCAGCAGCTGATACGAGATGTCAGATACCGCCCCGGCGGTGTTGACAGGGGCAGTTCCCTTCAGGAACTTTACTTTCAGGCCCTCGAGTTCAGTCTTCTCGGCGGCCTGCTGCTTGATCAGCTTGTCAATGTCTGTGGCGGGGTCGAGGTACGGCCACGCGATCGTATCGGATGTGATCCCGACCCGCCCGAACGCGGTGATCAGGGGCTGGAGGGTGGCGATGTACATCAGGATCTGACTACGCCACTGCGGCTGCTGGAGGCCTGGGTTGTCAGTCAGGATCTGGTCAGGGACTGCGAACTCTGCGGCCATTTTCGGCTGGTCGTCGGAGTCGGCGGCGTAGAACGCCTTGAGGAAATGGCCGCCGGATGCGTACTTTGACAGGGCAGGTTCGGCTGGCCCGGCGGGCTGGAGATGCTTCGCGACGGCTGCGGCCAGCTCAGTCAGGGACGGCAACTCTGCCGGGCCGGGGTTCGGGATCAGCTTGACTTCAGGTTCAGCCATGGTTTCCTTCTGGGAGTAGATGGTTGCGTGGGTGGACGGGAACGCTGGTTTCCGGACGATTGACACGTGGTCAAGTGACCACGATGTCACGTCCCGGCCGGAGTCGGTTTCGTCCCATCCGCAGATGAGGGCGCCGACGCTTACGCCGGCCCTGATACCGGCGGCCATTTCAGCGCGGATGTCTCGGGCAGCGGCCGTGTCAATAAGATGCCCGGTCACGTGGAGCCCGGCCTCCGTTGATTCGATGCGGTCGATCACGCCGGCGGCCCGTGACTGGTCATGCTCGATCGTGATCGGGACCGGCCCGGTCGGGTCGGCTGGGCCGCCGGCGAATCGCCATGACTGGCCTGTCAGGGAATCTGGGCCTGAGTACTCTCCGTAGGGGACGGCTAGGCCGGTGATTTTCTGGCCGTCTGACTCGCAGTCAGCTGTCAGGTGGATGAGCATCGTTGACCTCCGGGTCAGGTGGTGTGGGCGTAGGGCTCCCGGGCACGGGCCTCGTCGATGGTGAGGACGCCGGATCGGATAGCGGTTTCCCATCCTGAGAACCGGTCGGCTGGGTTGGCCCGGGTGTACGGCTCGACGTCCCAGTCAACCCGGAGCCCTCTCGGGTCACCAGCGAGGGCGAGGTTGATCGGGCCGGTGATCGCCGCGGCCCACGGTCGTAGGGCCTGCAGGATTTCTTCGCGGGCGTCGAGTCTTGACTGGTACGTCATCGACGGGCCCCGGTCGGCGTCAAGCGCTGCGGCGGGGAGCCCGAACGCGCGGGCGATTTCGGTTGCTGCCTCTTCGCGGGCATCGACCAGCTGCAGCTCGGTTGGCGACCAGCCGTCCGGCGTTTCGACCTCGAGGTCAGACGTGAACGCTACCGACCGTCGCCGGCGGCCTTCCTCCCATTTTGACAGGAGCTTTTCGATTTCGGCTTCAGTCAACGCCGCCCCTGTTGATTTCAGGATTTGAGACGGGGCTGGGATTGAGGCGTACCGTTCGGCGGCGTCGAGGAGCGCGGCGGCGACGGCGAGGGCCTGGC